GTGCTGACGAATTGAATTGAGTAAATTCAACGGGCCCATGCAGTTTACTTCTGTAGTGAGTTTGTTCAACTCCCAACTAATGCCAACAAAACTTTGAGCCGCAAGATTATAGACTTCTTGTGGTTTGACGCTTTGCATGATGTGATTCATGTTGTTCTCATCAGTGATGTCACCTGTGATAAGTTCAATGTCATTTTCAATCCCTAACCATTTGATGTTGTCAAGATTGGGATTTGAATAACGTTTAACAAGGCCATACACATGGTAGCCTTTTTCAATTAATAATTTAGCTAGGTATGGGCCGTCTTGCCCTGTCATGCCTGTAACAAATGCTGTGGGTTTCATATGATTCTCCAATACAATATGTATCAGTTGAACCTGTGCCTGCGTATTTTTTAGACTTGTATGTCTTCCATGCCTGCAGTTCTTAGCCTGACCACATGACCCATTTGCCACTGCTTGGTATCTAGGCCTTTCATGATTCCCAGCCATCGATTACGCAATAGTGCAACTTCGTTGATCAGAGTTTCCATGTCAATAACTTCGTCCTCGCCGTCCACATATTTTTCAGCATCTCTGCTGGTTAATGCTCTAGCATAACCTTCTAGATACTTCTGAAAATGTCGACGTCGAATTTTGCGTAACTGTATGTTGAGAAAATTAAGCACCGCTTCAATCTCTTGTAGTTGATTAAACCGATGCTCAGTGATTCCTGGTAGTGCAGTAATGTTTTTTTCTACTATACCACCAATGCGACAGTCTTTTTTGGCTGCATCTAGTTCGTGTTCGTAGTATGCAACAAAATCTGGAAGAAGACCAAGGTCTGCTGTAACTTTACTATACCACATATTTTTTGTACTCAGTTAGCCAAGGAAATAACACTTCCCAATTGGTGTTGCGCCTGCGATCTTTTTCATCAAGATACGTTAATAGTTTAGAGACTTCTTGTGGATTAACATCTGAGTCAATAATGCTGTTTGCTATGCCTAGCATATATTCATATGTTATCTTGTCCTCATCTGTACTTTGTGGCATCAGTGACAATATTTGATCAAAGTCTTGTCTGAACTGGTCACCACCTAGAATTCCAGCATCAAAGTAGCTGGGCCCAGGTGCGGGACCGCTAAAGTGATGATGCACTGGTCGTATAGTATTCCACTCTTTTAATTTGATCAACAATTTGGGCATGGTCTTAATGGTGAGAGCAGTGATGGTCTGATTGACGCTGATGTACAGCCATTTGTTTGTGATCAGCGTTTCAAAGTTGCGCTGCCATTGAGCAAGGTCAAGCCCCCACCTTACATATTCTTGTTGCGGTCCCCAACAATCTATACTGCAGGTAATGTCCACTCTTTTTAATTTTTTTGTCAACAACAATTTTTTGAGTCTGTCAACAAACATGTTTAATCTGTCTGTCGACACCATAAGATTGGTAATAATGTTAAGTTCACAGTTGGGATTGGGATATTGTTCTATCATGTCTAGAAGTTTTTCAAACTCTTTCTGATAGAACGGCTCGCCACCTAACACTCCGAATCGTTTGAGTTTGACAAAGCCTGTAGGGAACCAAGACCAAAAATGCGGTGACAAGTCTTTGTAATGTGTGTCAATTGATGTTAACGATACATTGTTTTTTTCAAAACTACCAAATTTTTGATTCTCTGCGTTTATCACTGAACTCAATACTGGAGTACAATACAAACATCCTAGATTACAAGTGTTGTTGAAAAATACTTCTAGTATTGTAGGGCTGACTTGAATCGCAGAAGCATCATCAACAAGCTCTGGCGGCGATAAATCTGGTGCGTCAATTTGACGTAGCCGATCACTTACTCCGCCAGACTCTTCAATATTTCTACAATAAGAACAACTAGTTTCAGGCCACAGCCCTTGCAACATTCTCCTACGATCAGCTAACACAACATCAGTGTTGTGAAAATTGTTAAAATTTTCTGGAGTTAATGGTGTTTCAGCGGTGCGATGACAGGTTCGAGAAAATCCGCCATTGAGATACAGAGCAGTCCAATTCCATTTTAATTGACAACTTGTTGCAGTACGAATTGGAAAGTATGTCTTTGACATTAATCTTCCCAGTCATCCTCACTGAAGTCGTTGAAATCCTCATCTTCTTCTGCATCCTCATCTTCGACATAGTCTTTGTCGTTGTCAAGATATGCAGTCAATGCACGTTTGATATCTGAGTCGCCTTTGAAAGCTGTACGGATATCTTCTACGTCACTGTCATTATCCATCAAGATCTGTACTACAGTTTCTGCAGCCTCTGCACGATCCACTGTGTTTACAAAACGCTTGAGTTCACCCCAAATTTCACTTGCAATTGCTTCTGACATTATTCAGCATCCTCCTCGACTGTAGTTACCTCTGCCTTCTGATTACCAAAGTCTTTCATTACAACATCCAAGCACGAGTCATCGTTGCGTTCCCACCCTTTACGGAACTTCTTGATGATCTCTCCAGCACTTGTGGTAAACACAAGACTGTTGCCTTCTTTCTTGAGCAGGCCTTTTTTCTCAATCAAGTCAGTAAGACCTGAGTAAGGACTCATGCCTGTTGTGTACGGAATCTTAACTTGCACACCTTCAAAGGGTTTGGCATAGCGTGTTTTCATAACTTTACAGCCTGCACGGATACCATTGACTTCAGATACTTTGTTGCCGTCTTCATCCTCTTTGAGCTTCATCTTTTTCATGGCAACCACAATAGAGCTGGCATAGATAAAGCCTTGGCCTCCGGAGATCTTGTCATCCGGATCAAACATGTCTTGGCTTGCGTAAGTGTGATTGGTACAAACTAGGCCAACATTGTAACTACCAAACATGTTGACACAGTTACGAACAAGTGCTGTGAGTGCTTTGGGTTTACGACCCAAGTCACCTTTCATTTCACCTGCGTCAAATTGGTTAACGTCTGTAGGTGTTAATAACATACCCAAGGAGTCAATCACAAACATAACTTTAGGGCGGTCGCCATCGGGCAGGGCTTTGTAGTCACTCATGAATGTGGAAATTGTTTTAGCAACATCGTCAATCATGGCCATGCTCAGTTTAAGAAGTTTGTCTGGGCCGGTGTCAACTCCAAGTGCTTTGAGCCAGTCTTCATCCAGTGCGTTCTCACTGTCGATCAACACCACAAAGATGCCTTGCTCTTGTGCGTGTTTAACAATGTTGCCTGAACAGATATAACTTTTGCCAGCACCTGAGTCTCCGGCAAACACAGTGACTTTGCCCAGCGGAATGCCGCGGTTGAAGTCGCCAGAGATCAAATAGTTCAGGGCATAGTTGCCTGTACTAATCCAATCTGTAGGATCATTGAAGCCAATACTTAGGCCGTCAATGCTTTTTGTAATTTCCTTGCGGAACTTGCTTACGTCAAATGGTTTTCCCATAATAGTTTCTTTCAATGTAAAATAATGCTGGCAAAATTGTTTGCTTGTGAGTTATTATAAAGTATTTTACGATACTCAGTCAAGTGTTTATCTAGATCAATCATGTTAGCAACAGGAATCTGATTGGCCATCGGTTGTCGATTATGTTGGTTACACCACGCCAGGAATTCTGGACTAAATGCCATAGTCTCGGGTTGATGTAGATTAAGATTAAACGAATATTCTAAAGTTTCATAATTGTAATGATCTTTGCAATCAAGATTCATATCAAAATATTCAAACTTGTTATAAAGTTGTCGCCCTACATAGGTGTATCCAAAGGTAAAATTCATCCGATCTTGATTAGAAATCATAGATGTTTTATGGAATGGATTATCAAATACTTCCCACTTGCTAGAGGCGTTAAACTCAATGGGTTTAGTAAAAATTGATTCCAGTCTATGAACAGCCATATTTACATCTTCGTATGGAAAAATCTTTCCAAGATGTTGCATAGCCACTGCTAATCGTGTTTCTACTATTTCATCTGGAAATTGATCATGCAATTGATTGCCTAATCTTGCAGAGTTAGAATTTTGACTAAATCTTAATTGATGGACTTGTACTTTACAATTTTGTGAAAATACCCATTCGGCGTGTATCCGGTTAAGAAGATGTTGATCTAGGTATGTTTCTAGATTGTCTGATTGTGGAAAGCTGATCCCAACAAGATCATAAAGAAGATCGTTGGTATTTGATAACGCCCAGTGAAGATCTGTTAAACTTTTGCTGACATTTTTTGCTATTGTTTGATTGTCAGAAAATTTATTTTGATTACTGCTAATCGATTTTTCTACAAAAAATTCAAGCAATTCATGGTTGTACACTACTTCAAAAGGTATGCTATCACCAGTATTCTCAAATACCAAAGAAAATTTCATATTAATTTTATAATAGATGAAACACAAACACCAAACG